AAATGGAGAAATAACCCTTGTTGCCTGTTCGCCCGGCATTGCGTCCGGGCATTTTTTATAAGTCTTTAAACAGGCATTTTGCGGCAAAAACTGCTGAAGCATGAACATACTCTTCATAAGAGTATTTATGTCCGCACTCACAAGTAGCGTTGTTCCAGCCCTCTTCGGTACTTAAGTCCCCGATTATTTCCTCTGACCCGCACTCAGGACAGCAAAAGTTCTCTTCCATATAAAACCTCCGATGTGTTGTGGAATATGGAATCTATCACCTATCAAAAGCATTTGAACATTAATTCAGCATATCAATAGCGCCTATTTTAGGCGTTTTCGCTATGCCAATCACAAATAACAGGAACCCCACGATGACATTTGCTATCGCGGGCGGTGCCGTCTTGGGTGCCGCTCAACTCAATGAATCGCTACTCGACCTCATCACCCGCCGCATACGCGGTATCTGCACAACGCTTAAGGAGCTGACATGTACGGCAATCAAACAGTAAACCATCAGGCCCTTATGGCCGCGCAGAGCAAGGCGGTTATCGCCCGCTTCCTCGGTGACGCCGGGATGTGGCTGCAGGCCAATAAGCAGATGAAGCAGGCAGTGAGCATGCCCTGGTACCGGAGGCCGCAATGAAGACCCTCAACCCTCGCGACATGACTGATGAGCAGTTTGCCCGCCTCATGAAAGATTTGATGAAACAGACACCAAAACAACAGGAGCAGAAGCAATGAGACTGACCCTGAACGACGTCAAAGAAATCGAGCAGATTATCGCCGCGCTGGACGCAACTGATAACGAGCGCATCAGCGATGAAGTTGAGCGTCTGGCGAAGAAAGCAAACCCGTTTATTTCGGCTCTGGCGGGGCTGGATGCTGATGAGCATACCGGTGACGCCATCAACTATCTCGAAGGCCATAGCATCGCGTTTCAGGACGCATCCGAGGGTTGGTGGATTGATGCGCTGACCGAGCGCGTTACTGCCGAGTACGCCATCGGCATCTTCAAGGCACGGCATTCACACAGGGAGGCAGCGTAATGGCAAGCCCGGTTGTTAATCAGGTATACGAGCTTATCAATCCCCTGAAGGTTGAGTTCGAGCAGGTATGCGCTGAGCCATCAATAAATTTCAAGCGTGAATCAGAGTTTGCGATGCAGATATTCGCCAATAACGACTATCTCGCAAAGACTGCAATGAATAACACGACCAGTACCCGCAGCGCGATCATGAACGTTGCTGCGATTGGCATCACGCTGAACCCAGCGCAGAAACTGGCCTATCTGGTTCCACGGAAAGGAGCCATTTGCCTCGATATAAGCTACATGGGGCTGATGCATATTGCCCAGCAATCAGGGGCAATTAAGTGGTGCCAGTCGGCAATCGTCCGTAAAAATGACCAATTCCGTCGCGAGGGTCTCGATAAGCCTCCGGTTCACATCTATAGCGAGTTTGACACCAAAGAACAGCGCGGAGAGGTTGTAGGCGCTTATGTTGTCGTGAAAACGGACGATGGCGACTACCTGACGCACACCATGCGTATTGAAGACATTTATTCAATACGTGACCGGTCTGAAGCATGGAAGAAGTACAAAACTGACAACAGCAAAAAATGCCCGTGGGTTACCGATGAAGAGCAGATGATGCTCAAGACGGTCGTGAAGCAAGCTGCCAAATACTGGCCGCGCCGTGAGCGACTCGACGCGGCAATTGACTATGTTAATACCGAGGGGGAAGAAGGTATTAACTTCGCCGCAGAACGGCAGCCTGAGCGCGATATCACCCCGGCAGACATTGCAACCATCAAAGAAATTAACGACGTACTCATCGCCATGAATAAAACGTGGGATGAAGACCTGTTGCCTCTTTGCTCGAAAATCTTCCGTCGCGAAATTCTCGCGTCATCTGAGCTTACCCAAATCGAAGCCGTTAAGGCACTCGGATTCCTCAGGCAAAAGGCGGCAGCATGACTCCAGAAATCATCCTTGAGCGCACAGGGATAGATGTGCTCACGGTTGAACAAGGAGATGAGGCGTGGCAGAGGCTGCGCCTCGGAGTTATCACCGCATCAGATGTTCATAACGTCATATCAAAACCACGCTCAGGTAAAAAATGGCCGGATATGAAGATGTCATATTTCCACACCCTTCTCGCTGAGGTGTGTACCGGCGTAGCTCCTGAAGTTAACGCCAAGGCTCTGGCATGGGGAAAGCAATACGAGGATGACGCAAGAGCCCTGTTTGAGTTCACTGTCGGCGTTCAGGTAACCGAGTCGCCAATTATCTACAAGGACGAAACTATGCGCACTGCATGCTCACCGGATGGGCTTTGCAGTGATGGCCGAGGGCTTGAGCTTAAATGCCCTTTCACTTCTCGCGACTTCATGAAATTTCGCCTCGGCGGATTTGAAGCCATAAAGTCAGCGTACATGGCTCAGGTGCAGTTCAGCATGTGGGTAACTGGTAAGGATGCCTGGTACTTTTCGAATTATGACCCGCGCATGAGGCGCGAAGGACTTCATCATGTCGTTGTCGAACGTGATGAAAAATACATGGAAGAATTCACGGAAGCGGTGCCAGAGTTCATTGAAAAGATGGACATGGCGCTGGCAGAAATTGGCTTCACCTTCGGAGAACAATGGAGGTGAAATGCCAGCAGAACCATTCAAAAAACGCCGTGGCAATCAGCAGACGCTGGGCCGCAACTGGACCACCACCGAGTTAAGCCTCATCAAATCACTGGCCGGCAGCGTCCATCCCAAGATTATAGCCCGCCAGTTAAACCGCTCATACGAATCTATCCGCCAGATGGCAAAGCGCGAGCACATCAGCCTGCGTCGCGTTTAATCGTGCGCCACGGACGGCGCGAGGAAAAATTCATGATTACACATGACCCGCGTATCACACCAAGCGAGCTACAGGCTCGCGTCAAATCTCAGCCGATGCCGAGCCGCGAAGAGCTTATGAAACGCAACAGCTTCGGTTCTGTGAATAACAACAAATACCTCAACCGCTGGCTGCGTCAAGGCGGTGCCGCATGACCGACACAGCAAAACTGAAAGCGGCGGCTGAGAAAGCACGCTGGGGCGACTGGTCTGCATATAAGCCGCATAGTGGAGCGCGCGGATACGAGGTGCGCGTTGGTAGTGAGGCAGTTGCGCAGCATTGCCTGAAAGACGACGCAGCGTTTATTGCCGAAGCAAGCCCAAAGGCTGTTCTCTGCCTGATAGCAGCGCTGGAAGCCGCGCAGAAGCGCATCGCTGAACTGGAGGCGCGCAAGGTTAAGCTGCCGAGCATTAACCCGCAAATGTTCAACGACGATGTGATGTTTGGTTATCGAAAAGCACAACGCGAGGCGGTTGAATTTTGCGCCGTCGCGGGCATCAATCTTGAGACAGGGGGTGAAGCGTGAGCGAAATAAGCAAAGCGGCGCTGGCTGAAGCGTGCGAAGAGAAAGTGAGACAGCTTGAGTTTTCGGTTAAACAGAGCGCGTTTGATTCAGTCAGGCAGGAGCTTGAGACCGAATTAGCAATCGCGCGCGTAGCACTGCTGGCGCTGCGGGAGCGGGCGGAGCCGGTTGCGTGGCGTCACGATGACGGGCCTTTCTCTTCGGGGGCATTAACCAGATCAAAATCTGTAGCTGGAAGTTGGATTGCGAATGGGTGGAAAGTAACCCCGCTCTACACCGCACCGCCCGCGCAGGTTGTGCCTGATGATGCTCTGACCAGGCTGGCGTTCAACATAGCCTTGTATTTCGCAGATGAAGAGACGAAAAACAACAAGGAGCTGTTTCATAAACTTATTGACCACGCTGTGGATGATTGTCGTTCTTTCATGCGCGCGACAATTCCCGATCCGGTTGTGGCTGATTCACTTGTCTCCGAGCTTCTGGCTATTGCGAAAAGAGCCGCTGAGGAAGCAGACGAATGCGCTAATGCCGAGTTTAGTGACAACTCAATGAAGCACGCTCGCGAAATTGCTGAATGGGAAAGACGCGCCGCAATTCTTCAACCTGTAAGCCAGCATTACAAGTTGCCTGGAAAGGAGGGGTGATGGATTGGATAAATAAATATGCATGGTACGGCAGGAAGGCAGCCTCTTCTGTACTTCCATTCATTCTGGGGATAATCGCCGAACAAAGGGCTCCTGATTATGCCCTGTGGTTCACAATCCCTGTGATTATCTTCTTTGGATGGGCACGTAAGACGCGTGCAGCTAATGATGTATGGTTCAGAGGGAACCGCGGACCTATTGATGATGACTGACACCTAAACTCCCACCCAATTGCACCACGAATTGACAGCTCGCCCACCTCAATTTACTGTATATAAATACAGTTATTTTGGGGTGCTTCATGAGTAAAGACTCGGACTATCTGATTATTTACAGGGGCGAGGTGCATCATCGCATTACGCCCGGTCGCTGGGTGCTCATTCAGCGCGCAAAGGAGTACGGCGGCGGGTGGTGGTTGGGGAAAGCATACGATGATGTTTTTATGCTGGAGTTCGAGAAGCCAAGTTCTATGGCTGTGGCAACTGAGTACATCATGTCGCATGGAAGGATGCAGACACTCCCACCCTGGGACGATGAATTTGAGTTGAAACCATGACCCG